CGATGTCCGTGGTTATGAAGACGGGGATCAAGTTATGGCAGAAGAGAACCAAGAGCCACGAGCCCCGGATCAGGAATCCATGCTCTCTAAGATAGGTAATTTCTTTATACCTTCCGCAGAAGCATTTCCTCTTAAACAAGTATTTAAACCTATCATGGATTGGATGACGGTAGGCAATGCACCAAAAACAATTACCAATATTCAAAAGTCTCAACAAAAAGTATTTCCTAATCCTAATCCTAGAGCATCAAGACAAACAGAAAAGCGTTATAATGTTTATGGACCAGAAGGAAATAAAGTTTTTCAAGCTAAAAGTTATGATGAAGCTAATGTTAAAGCATTACAACTAGGAAATTTAGAAGACGCACGATTTAGAATAGAAGAAGTAGAAGTACCTATTAAATTTAAAAAACAAACAACAGGAACACAATTAGCTGTTACTTTAACTCCCGATGCAGCTATTGGATCAGGAACAAACAGACTTTACTATTCGAGACTTGCACAAGCTATGAACTCTCCAACAGGAAATCTTACTATTAAAGGGCAAGATGTTTCAAGAGATACAGTAGCTATGCCTGCAAAAGAATGGAATGATTATTTTCGATCTCTTGGTATTAGAGAAAGTGAATTAGAAGATGCTTACATTCGACAATACTTAAATAAAAAAGGAGGCTTCAATAATGAGTCTCGACAGTTTACAAAAGACACAGCAATCACATACGATGAAATGGCAGAATTAGTAGCATCTTCTCCAAGTAATTTTATACAAACATCTAAATATTCAGATTCTGCAGGTACTTTAAAGTACGGTGATTCAGGGCGACACGAAAATTATCTTAATGGTACACGAGAAGAAAGAGTTCTATGGATGGACTCTACAGATATTAGAGGAGACACAGGAGATCTTCCACTTCATATTAAAGCCTATGAAGGTCACGGTAATATGAGACAGGTTACAGATGATGTTGGATTCGCTGCAAAAAATAAGTTAGCTGGAAAACCTTATGTTATTGGATGGTCCCTTAATAGTGACAGAATGGGAACAGCTGCAACAGGTAAAAAAATTATTGTTAATGTAGCAGATGAAATACAATCAGATTTCTTACAAAAAGCTGCTTCTAAAAAATCTGATATTAAAGCACAGATTAGACAATATCTTGATGATAGACGGAATCTTCCAAATAGAGATGCTAGTTTACAAGATTTAAAAAAACAATTAGACAATGTCTTTAGACCTATGCCTGCTACTGTATCAGAAATACAAGGTCAACTAGAAATGCTAATAAAAGCAGATGAAGTATTAGACAAAGTATCTAAAATGGAACTAGATAAAATAACCCCTACACTATTTAGAGAGATGGATCAAAGTGCATCTATAAGAGATGAAGCTTTAAACATAATTAATTCAAGAATTGATGATGTAGATCCTGAAAAAATGTTTCCTAATATACCTTTTAAAAATCAAAAAGATTGGGTAGATGCATTAATTAAAAATGATGTCTATGAAGCAGCTAGGAAAAGATTTTACTTTGATGAAAATGGAGCCATACAGATAAACAAAGATGCTCCTTCTCATTATGCTGTAGCACCTGCAAAAGCAGTGAAAGCTGCAGATCCTAGATCAGGCATACAACTACCTCCTGGTGATCCCAGGAGACAGGGTAAACACGTGGCCTATGATATGCAATATGGTGGACCCAAAGCCAAAGATCATTTAGGAAACCACTACACAAGTAATTCTGAAGAATCTTTAAGAAGAATAGCTAAAACTAAAAATTCTGATATATCTATAGGAACAGTAGACTTTGGAAATGCAGGAGAAAAGGTAGAAACGTTCTTATTAGAATTAACACCTGAAATGTTGACACCCTACACACAATACTTTAAAGATGGAGGTATAGTGCAGAAGAAATCTACATATAATCCTCTGTTATCTATTAACGATATATTAAGACCCATAGGAGTTTAATAAATGGCTGATAAAGCAATACAAAATTTAAATGATAACCTTGAAATAGAAGAAGTAGGTCAGTCTATAGATTTACCAGAACCTGAAAATACAACCAAAGGAATTGAAATTATTGAAGACGATGATGGAGGAGCAACTCTTGATTTTAACCCAGGTAGTCCACAAATAGACGGAGGGAACTTTAATGCTAACTTAGCAGAAGTTTTAGATGATGATTTACTATACAAAATATCTTCTGACTTAAAAAATAATTTTGAAGATGATAAAAACTCTCGTTCTGATTGGGAAAAAACATATAAAGATGGATTAGACTTACTAGGATTTAAATACGAAGAAAGGACTAAACCTTTCGCAGGTGCGACAGGTGTAACACATCCTTTATTATCAGAAGCTGTAACACAGTTTCAAGCACAAGCTTATAAAGAATTACTTCCTGCAGGTGGACCTGTTAGGACTCAAATTTTAGGAGATTCTACTCCTGAAGTAGAAGCTCAAGCAGAACGAATTAAAGAATTTATGAACTATCAAGTAACCTGTACTATGCAGGAGTTTGATCCAGAGCTTGACCAAATGTTGTTTCATTTACCTTTAGCAGGATCTGCATTTAAAAAAGTTTATTACGATGGCACATTAGAACGTGCTGTATCTAAGTTTATTCCCGCAGAAGATTTAGTCGTTCCTTATTTAATTTCTGATTTAGAAACCTGTATGCGTATTACACACGTTGTAAAAATGAAACGCAATGATTTAAGAAAAAATCAAGTTTCTGGATTTTATAGAGATATAGATATTACTCCTTCGTCAGGAGATCCTTCTGAAATAAAAGAAAAAGAAGATTCTATTGTAGGTGTTGAACAAGCTTCCTTTAGTGAAGAGGAATACAATTTATTAGAAATGCACGTTGACTTAGATATTCCTGGTTTTGAAGATACAGATGAACAAGGAGTTCCTACAGGTATTATGCTTCCATACATTGTAACTATTGATGATGATTCAGGAGAAGTTTTATCTATTTATAGAAATTGGGATCAAGGAGATGGTCTTCGTAGCAAAAAACAATATTTTACTCATTTTAAATTCTTACCTGGCCTAGGATTCTATGGCTTTGGTCTTATCCACATGCTTGGTGGTTTATCAAGAACTGCTACTGCAGCTTTACGTCAACTTATAGATGCAGGAACATTATCTAATTTACCTGCAGGATTTAAATCAAGAGGACTTAGAATTAAAGATGATGATGAAGCATTAAATCCAGGTGAGTGGAGAGATGTTGATGCACCGGGTGGAAACTTACGAGAATCTTTAATGCCTCTTCCTTACAAAGAACCAAGTGGAACTTTATTTCAATTATTAGGATTTGTTACAGAAGCAGGTAGAAGATTTGCAGGTGTAACCGATATGATGATGGGTGAAGGCGGTAGTCAGCAACAACCTGTTGGAACTACTATGGCTATTTTAGAACGTGGTATGAAAGTTATGTCCGCTATTCATAAAAGATTACATTATGCACAAAAAGTAGAGTTTAAATTATTATCAAAAGTATTTTCAGAATATTTACCTGCTGAATATCCATACATGGTTGCAGGTGGAAACAGAATGGTTAAACAATCTGATTTTGACGACAGAGTTGATGTTATTCCTGTTTCAGATCCAAATATATTTTCTATGGCACAGCGTGTAACACTTGCACAAACACAATTACAGCTTGCTCAATCTAATCCTCAAATTCATAATTTACACGAAGCATACAGAAGAATGTATGCGGCTTTAGGTGTACAAAATATTGAGAAGGTGTTACCTCCACCTCCTCAACCTAAACCTAGCGATCCCGCTATGGAAAATGCTGGCTCCCTTGCCGCACAAAAGCCTGTAGCGTTCCCTGATCAAGACCACTCTGCACATATCAGGGCGCACAGAGCTTTTATGTCTTCATCTTTAGTAAGGCAAAATCCTGCAATTATGTCTTTATTACAAGCACATATAACAGAACACGTTGGATTTATGGCTAGAAATATTATACAAGAAGAAATGGCACCTGAAATAGAACAAATGATGCAACAAGCAGGAGGCCAAATACCACCTGAAGCACAACAGCAACTTGAAATGCAAACAGAAAGTGCTGTTGCAGTTAAAATTGCAGAGATACTTGAACAAATGGTAGCTGAAGAGCAAGAAATGTTTGATAACGCAGGAGATGATCCTCTTGTAAACCTAAAACAACAAGAAATTGACCTTAGAAAGAACGATTTAGAGTTAAAAGCAATGCAACAAGGTCAAAAACAAGCATTAGATGAAAAGAAATTAGAACAAAAAGACACTGTTGATAGGGAAAGAATGCAATCTCAAGAAGATATAGCTCAATTAAAGGCAAATGTAGCACTTGACAAAGCTGAGGGAGATCGCAATATGGATAGAAGTGAAAGAGCACAAGATAGATTACTTAAAAAAGAACAACAAAGAGAAAATGTGGCTATAAAGCAGTCACAGATGAACAAGGATAGGATATAAAATGGGAAAATTATGTGCAAAAGGTAAAGAGGCAGCAAAACGTAAGTTTAAGGTTTATCCTTCAGCTTATGCTAACATGTATGCGTCTGCAGTATGTTCAGGCAAGGTAACACCAGGAGGTAAAAATAACAAAAAAGCCGATGGTGGTATGATTGGTGATGGAAATAAGCTTTCACAAGCTAGAAAAAAAGTTTCTCACATGAATATTGGTGGTATTGCAAAAGGATGTGGTGCTGTCATGGAAAATAAAAGAAAATCAACTAGTTATTCATAATGGCTAAAAAAGGATTAAGAGCTTGGGTTAAAGAAAATTGGGTAGATATAGCCAATAAAAAATCTGATGGTTCTTATCCTAAATGCGGTAGAAGCGGTAAAGAAAAAAGAAAAAATTATCCTAAATGTGTTCCTATAGCTAAAGCAAGAGCAATGTCAAAAGGACAAAAACAAAGTGCTGTGGCTAGAAAACAAAAAGCAGGTAATACAGGTCCAAAACCATCAAATGTTAAAACATTTAAAGCAAGATCAGGAGGGCTAGCTGTACGTGGTTATGGTATGGCTATGAGATAATGTCAAAGACACCTGCATGGACAAGGAAAGAAGGTAAAAGTAAATCAGGAGGATTAAATGCTAAAGGTATTGCTTCATATAGAGCTGCTAATCCTGGTTCTAAACTTAAAAAAGCAGTTACTAAAAAACCCTCTGAATTAAAAAAAGGATCAAAAGATTCTAGTAGGAGAGCTTCTTTTTGTGCTAGAATGAAAGGTATGAAAAAGAAGTTAACTAGTAAAAAAACAGCAAATGATCCAAATTCAAGAATTAATAAAGCATTAAGGAAATGGAATTGTTAATGAAAGATGATTATTTAAACAATTTTACTGCAGATATTATGAAAAAGGCCTATAAATTAGCCGAAGATAATACAAAGCATCCTGATGATGCAGTATTTGTTGCAAATGCGTTTTTAAATACAGCAAAAATGCTATATACTGAAGCATTAGGGGAAGATCTAACAAAATTACTATTTAGACAAATAGTAGAACTAGGATTTGATGATCAACCAAGAACAATACACTAAGGAGTAGATGATGAATAAAAATGGAAAATATCCTTCTAAAGGAATGAATGCACTAGCATCAAAAAAACCTGACGTTGCTAAAAAAATAATGGGTTATGATAAAGGCGGTAATGTAAAAGTTGACGAAGTTATTAGAATGCCAAAAGAGATTCAAATACCTGGCATGATGGGTGGCGGAATGATGAATTATAA